AGGGGCGGACGAATCAAGCTACCAGACGGCACTCCCGTCGAATACGTTTTCACCTCCGCCAATGCGGAAGGTAGAAGGGCAGTTGTAACGCCGTGCGAGATGGATGGAACACCCGTTGGAACACTTCAGGTGCTCGCCGACATCGCCGACGTGAAGCTGTTCGAGTAACAACAAGAACCAACAGCTAAGAACTAACAATGGCATCGTTCAATCAAGTAACACTAGTAGGCAACATGGTCCGCGATCCCGAGGTCAAAGCCCTCAACAGCGGAACCTCCGTGGCGAAGTTCACCATCGGCATGACACGCAAGTGGCAGACCGAGAACGGAGAGAAGAAGGAGGAGGCCACGTTCGTGGACGTCGACTCGTTCGGAAAGACCGCAGCGGTCATCGAGAAGTACCTCCGCAAGGGTGATCCCGTCCTCGTGGAGGGACGCCTCAAGACGGAGCAGTGGGAGAAGGATGGCCAGAAGCGCAGCAAGCTGATGGTCGTGGCGAACTCCATCCAGCTCCTCGGCAAGCCCGTGGACACTGGTGCTCGCCAGCCCATCCAAGGCAGCAGCCCAGCCGCAGCTCCGGCCCCGCAGCCGGTGGCTCAGGATGATGTTCCGTTCTGAACGGAATTGACACGCACCATGCTCGGTGTTAAACACCTCACGACCAATCGGGAGATTGGGAAGTGAACGCAGTGGTGAGTCTCGTCCGACCGTTTCGGACGGGTGACAGTCGGGAATAGACCGACACCTCTTTCCTCTTGAAGGACTTCATCGGAGAAACGCTCGCGGCATTCCCACCGAATCTGATCCGAGTTCTGGCACGAACCGGAAGGGGAGCCGCAGCGAGGAACATGACCCACGACGAGGTGGCTCAGCGTTCCGGACTCAAGAGATCCAAGATCCGCCAGTTGTCCGCGCTTCAGTCATGGGACACGGTCGCCATAGCTGATGCGGACGCCTTCCTGAAGGGCTGCAACGTGACGCTCAGATCCCTATGGAAGCAGCGGGCATTCCTAAGACGGAGCCTCGACCCAAGGGTGACATCAACCCCGCTGGCCTACGCCGTGCGCGGGAAGCGGGTCCCAAGGCCGCCATCTGCAGAGGCTTTGGTACGCGCAGCCTTGAGCCGCTCCTCCCGCCGCGTGTCAGCCTGAGCTTCATCGGCCTGAGCTTGCGCAGCTTGGTGCGGATCGTTCGGATCGCCTTGGGCTTGCGTGTGAGCGCCCTGATCCGACGCATGGCGGTCATTCCACCTCTTCCATCGCGCTCCGCCTTGGGCTTGATGCCGTCGACCAGCTGCTGAACCGAGCGATCACCAGTGTCGAAGACCGCCCTCTGCTCTGGGCTCATGCGCGAACGCAGGCCGACCTTCTCATCCGCAGACAGCATGCGACCGAACGCCTTCTGCTCCGGAAGCTGAGACTTGAGCGAGGCTTTCACGGCCGACCAAGGATCACCGACACCAGTGGCAGCCTTCACCTCGGCAGCCCTGTTGAGGAGACGCTGGGCTCCAGCGGAATCTCCAGACGCGTTCGCTGCAACGGCGCGCTTGATGAGGCTGCTGAACTCGGTGGGCTCGTTTCCTCCAGCCCCACCGCGAGTCTTCATCTCGAGATCCCCAGCGTTCCTAGAAGCCACGCGCACCGCATCATTGACAGCATCTCTTGCGGCAACGTCCGGCAGTCGGTTGATGACTGGGTTCAGGATTGGAAGAGTGCCCCGTGTCATCGACAGCACGGCACCGCCAACATCGCCAGTGGACCACGCCGTCTTCAGCGCCTGAGCGAAGTTTCCAAGCACCCCAAGCGGAACGCTCATCTTGGCGAGGTCGGTCAGGTTCGGCTTGTTCTGGGTAGCGCCGACATAGCCAGCGATGTACTCGCCAGCGTACGGAACCATTCCGGCGAGCGATACCGACATGAGCTTTGTAAGAGACTTCGCGGAGGGAGACTCCAAGAAATCACGCGCCGTCATAATCGGATACGGCCTGCCATTGATGATCCGATAGAAGATCGCCATCAGCTCGTTCGGCCACAGACCACCAAGCGCCATGAGGCTGAGCATCGTGAACATGTACAGCACCGGCAGCACATTCTTCTCGATCTGGGCTTTCCTCTCAGTACTAACGCTGGAAATCCCTTCGAGCGTATCGAGCCAGTTGTTTATCCAGCCAGGGAAGCCCCAGAAGAAGTTCAGTGTCTGGCCAAGCGTGCTGCGGGTCTTGATGAGGTCCGCCCTCGACGAATCGGAAGGAAGGTTGGAGGCCGAAAGGACCCTGATCAGGACGTCCGCCAAGGCGTTCTCATCGGCAATCGGAGGAACCGAGTAGATGTCCTGACCCTTGCTCTTGGCATCCTCGACCCGCTTGTAGAAGTCGTGCAGGACGTACTCAAGGCTTCCAGCGGGAGCGACCAGCTGCTTCAGGGAGATCAGCAGCTCTGGGCTCCACCCCGCCACATCCTTGGCCTCTGCTGGTTTGATGATGTTCGCTGGATCGGCCCAGTTGTCCCACCCATTCACGCCAGTGGCCGCCCTGTTCTGCATGATCCTGTACCCAGACATGAATGTCAGGGCCAGTCGCTGCATGGCGTCCTTGGCGTTCATCTCATTGGCCAGCTGATCTCCGGCAGGCTGGAACCGGAAGACAGACTCCTTCACCTTGGCGACCAGCCTTGGAGTGAACATGCGCTCAATCTTGGACAGCATGGACTTCTGCAGCTGCCCCCTGCTTTGGATCACGTTCCCATATGTGCCAGTCTCCGACACCTGAGCGGCCCTCTCGGAGATGCTTGGCTCGTCGACCTCCCATCCGCCAAGGCGTGCCGCATTCTGGATGGCAGCAGACAGCTGAGCAGACTTCGTGAGGCGCTCTCCAAGGACACCAAGCTTGCCCTTGTTTGCCCTGATGAAGGACATGGCCGCAGGGTTGTTGGTGAAGATCCTCTCGAGCAAACGCACCGCGACACGAGGTCCGCCAGCAAGAAAGGCGCTGCCAACAGAGCCTGAGCCTCCGCCTCGAATCATCATGCGGCCAGCAACGTCACCGCCAGCTATGCCGAACAGGATGTTCCGAACGGACGCCGTGAGCGCGCTGACAAGCAGGGTCTTGTGGACCGCATTCCAAGCCTTCAGGAGTCCGCTCTCGTTGTGGACGTTCGGCGACTCGACCCTCTGCTTGAACACCTCAGTGACTGCAGAGAGCGTGTTCAGCAGGTTGTTGGTCTCTGCGTAGTCTGTGTAGAGCTTGCCGCTCCTGACATCAGCCTTCACCGAATCCGGATCGGAGTTGATCCGCTCAGCAAGGTTTGTCTTGTAACGGGAGACGGCGTTCTTCAGGTCGATCAGCGCACGAAGCTGACGAATGCGAACAGGCATCATGGCCGCAGCCGCGAGACCGTTCATCTCCTCACCAGTCGAAAGCGTGTAGGAGTAGAAGATGCCAGGAGCCACCATCGCTCCACGCGGCTTGGTGAACTGGTTGAAGCTGTCCACCACGCTGACGATGGCAGTCGGAGAGGTTGGCTCTCCACCTTCGATGGGCTCACCAAGGCCGTCTTGGACGTACTTGGTTGCGGTGCTCATGCTGGTGGCAGCATCATCGATGGCAGCCTTTGACGAGGCAGCGATCTCGGAAAGCAGCGCTTCCTTCACGGCGGATTCGATGTCCACCGAAGCGCCAACCGCAGGCACACGCATCGCGATCTGTTCGATCAGCTCGTCGAGGTCCTTCGGGGCAGTCTTTCCATCCTTCCACCATTGGAGCGCCAGAGCCTTGTAGACCTTGGCGTATGTGCTCGTGTTCTTGAAATCGCTGTTCGTCTCCCAGACGTAGCGGCGAGCCATCATCTGGAAGGCCTTTGGCTCCGAGAGGATCTTCTCGATCTCGGCCATCCGAGATGCCATGTCAGGATTCTCAAGCGCCTTGACCAGCAGCTTCGCGTAGTAGATCGGAGACCCCTCTGAGTCGTCCCTGATCAGGCGACGCGGGGTCATGTCCGCGCCAGTCATGTAGGGCAAGCGGGTTCGATTGCCCTCAAGGATCATGGTTGGCTGGTAACGGATGATGCCTCCTCGATCCTTTCCAGTGGTCAGTCCGTAGTAGCGGTGAGCGTGGCGTGCCATCAGTTTGATGGCTGCGATGTCTTCCTTGGTGACCACGTGTCCGAATGGCGTGGTGTCACCAGCCTCAGGCATGTAGTCCTTGTCGTTCTGGCGAGCGTTCAGAAGCTCGTTGGCGACCTCCACCTTCCACTGCATCGGAGTCAGGTCTGGATGCGACTTGATCGCCTTGAACTGGGCCATATCGATCGCGACGTGGCCGACGTTCTTGTCTCTACGAAGTGAGTCGATGGCCTTCTCCAGCGAGTCGCCAGTCGAGTTGAGCAGTGACAGCTCAGATGACAATCGGCCAGGAATCATCCGAGCCAGATGCCTGCGGCTCACCAGAGCCCTAAGGAATGGGAGGCTGCGGACCAGCCGAATCGGATTGAATGGCCCCGTGGACAATGCCGCATCACCAACAGAGTGGCCGTACTGTGCCATCCTCTGCTGAAGTTGAATCAGGGCGTTGACCTCATCCGGCCTGACCGGATCCGAACCATTCTTGATCTCATCGAGCCTTGCTGTGGCAGCGTTGTAGATCTCGAGAACCTTTGCGGCGGCCTCCTGATCTGCGGTGACATCGAACCTGCGCGGAAGGCGATACTCGATGCCGCCTATCTTGAACACCTCGTCCCCAGTCTTCGGATCGAGACCTCCAACAATCTCGGGAAGCCGCAGGTCGAGGATGTTGGTCGCAGTCTGATAGGCCTCTGAGAACTCAGGAGACTTGATGACCTCGTCGAGGATCTCGATCTGTTCCAACGTGGAGAGCAGTGCGCTGTCGAGCAGGTCAATCTCCTTGCTGATCGTCCTGATGCGCTCCGATGCATCGGCCTCTGCATTGCGAAGGTTGCGATACCTCTTCGCAAAGTCTTCGACGTCCACCCGCTTGGACTTGGCCTTGGCGGATGGAGATGTTGCAGCGAACTGATCCTCGAACTTCTTGCGGTCCGCCTTGGCGATCTCCACGTCGGCCTTGTAATCGCTGATCGTGGTCAGCGCGCTCGCGAGTCCGCGATAGGATTGAAGCGGTGACTTCTTACCAGCCGCAGGAGGCGTCAGAAGCAGATCAATCGTGGACTGGCGGACCTTGCCGGTCAGCACGTTGTTGTTCGTGACGTAGTCGACAATCGGCTGCGTGTCCTTGGCTGCTTTGGCTGCAGAAACGACCGATGGAGGAACAGCCTCAGCCATGATCTCGAACGCCTTGCGGAGTTCGGCGCTCTCTGCGCTGAGAAGACGAACCGAATCGGAAGCCCTCGTGATGGCGTTCTTCAGTGACGCGTCGGTTCCGGAGTAGGTGAGAATCTCCTGTCGGTTGTAGTTCCTGAAGTCCTTAACCAGCGCCTCGTAGGCGGCTCCTGCTGCGTTTGCTGCGGCATTGGCGGTGGCAAGCTCTGCCAACTGCTTGGCTCTCTTTGGAGAAGCCATCTCCTCCTGTATGCGCTCGAGCTGGTCGACCAGCTTTGCCCTGTTCTCGATGGCCCTATCAATCTGCCCAACCACCGCAGACGCCACCATTGGCGTCAACGGATCAGCTGGGTTCATGGCCGACAGCGGAGCCGGAGATGTTGACAGGTCGCTGATGTTGCCAAGCCACGCTAGGCTGCGCTGGGAGCGATCAGATGCGGCGGAGATGCGAGCCTTGATCGATGAAGGAACGGAAGCGGCCTGAGCTGCTGCGGAGCGCTCTATGACAGCCTGCTGATTCGGAAGCAGGCCAGGGACTCCAGCCTCCTCAGCGACCTGAATCCGATTACGGAAGGTGGTTTTGGATTCGCGTATATCAAGCTTCTCTGTGTCAAATCTGCGTCTCGGTGGAATAACTCTTCCCTGGTTATCGTATGTTATCAGATCTGCAGACTTAATTTGAGAAGGCTCAAAAGCAATGATCACTCTGTGGCGGCGTTCATCCGTTGGATTGAATCTCCCACCACCAATATGAGTGATGCCATCATGCCCCATCTCGGTAACCATCTTCCTGATGCTGAGAATTGCTGACTGCATCTCAGCTTTCATAACTGGCTCTACAACATTGTAGGCCTCCATCATGTCTGCCGATGGAACCGTATTTTCTGATAACGCCGTTTCAGCCTGATTGTGAAGTATTCTGTCAATAAGATGAGGATTGCTCGTTGGTAATCCGCTATTCGGATCATTCGACAACCGAACTGCAGCCTGCGACGGAGGTCGGTCTCGAAGCAAAGCGATAGCTTTCAGAACTGAAAGATCCCTTGCTGCGGTTGATACAGCCTGCCATACGTTTCCATTTGAAATATCTCTCGATCCAGCGAACGGCCATGAACTTGGTGAATCTGTTGCCGCAATTAGGAATTGTTCTGTTCCTTTATCGATTACGATTCTTAAGACATTAGACGAATCCGCCCTAGAGAGCCTTTCTGTAATATCTTTAGCGATGCTTTTGAATGTCTGACTTTTCGCCCAGTTCTCTGGAACCGCTTGACGATCCATGTCCAGTGGATTTTCGACCTTGAGGTACAGATCATACACCTTTGGTCGGTATGACTTGTCCATCGACCTGGCTGCATTGAGTGCGTACTCAGTAGCAACATCCCTGTTGTCAGTGAAGTAAGCGCCTTCACCGAACAGTCCAGACCTAGTGTCCAGAAGGGTCCAGAACTCGCTGAATGTTCCGCTGGGAGTTCCATGGAACATTCTCTTCAACTGGAAATCGTTGTTTTTTGCGGCAGACCACAGCTCTTCCTTAAGCGCCTCGTAAGCCAGCTCGTCTCCATTGTAGAACCGATCAACAAGGTCTGCGTAATTTCTGTCCTGTTCAGATTTGCTGGCACGCAATGCTGATGTATCCGGACGGAACACCTTCAGCGTGCTCGGAGATACAATCCAAGTTCCGTTCTGTGGATATCCATTCGCGGCATCCCCAGCTCCAAGAGGTCCAACTGGAATAAACTTGACCTGAACCTCACCTGCGAACTCGGCTGTTTCAGCGGCCTCCTTTGCATCCAGAGGTTCGATGACTCCGATTGTTCCACCATCTGACATTACAGCCGCGCCTTCGTAAGCGCCCAGAGTCCTCTGTCCAGAAGCCTTCATAATCAGGCCTAGGTCTGCGGACAGGCGTGATGGATTTATATCTCCAGTCTTGAGCCAAGGGTCTTTTGTTTTTGTAGCAACCTTGGACTCCCTAACCTCGATGCCTCCACTGGATGTGGTCGTGGAAGCTCTGGAAACCTCCCCCTGAACCTTTGCTATGGCCTTTGCAGCTACATACTCAGCAGCGAGACGCGTTAGGCGTACACCCTTGGTGCTGGCCCACGCCATCACTCGACCAACAACCCGCTCGAACCAGTTTCGACCGCGCCACGCATTGACCAGCTGCTCCACCTTGCGAGCGTCCTCCTCGCGTGTGAAGACGCTTGGATCGTACCCGAGCAGACGAACCTGAATGAAGATCTTGCTGGCCTCCTGATCAGTGATCAGCTTGATCTCATTGGCAAGCTCTCCATTGGCGTTTGCAGCCTCGGACAGCTCATGCAGCATCACCTTATCAACGTCTGACAAAGTGGAGACGTTCGCTGCATTGATCTGGATTCCAACCAGAACTCCGTTCCTGAACAGTGAGCGACCATCCCAATCAACATTGGGCTCGCTGACGACACGAACCAACGCGTTGGCTGGAATTCCGAACTGAGACTGAAGTCGTGCCGATACCTGATTGGACGGCAGTCCGGTCGGAGCCTGAGGTGCCCTACTGAGAAGCTCTACGACATCGGTTTCACCAGCCTCGTAGGCGTCAGCTTCATCTGCAATGCGTGCGGCACCGCCCTGCCCATAGAGCGCGAGCACCTTCTGGAAGGCTCCATCCAGCTGGGTCTTGATGACATCAGCGGAAGCTCCAGCGAACGCCTCAGCGAACGCCTCACGATTGAACCCAGCAACCTCTTTATCGAATGCAGATCGAAGCTGATCAGCATTGAGCCTCCTGCCGCGATTGAGGCGCTCCATCGCACCGATCGATTCGGCAAGCCTGTTGAACATCCTCGCATTGAATCTGCGAGTATCTGCCGTTGAGGTGATGTCTACGGACTCGCTTGGAGGGATCTCCTCCTTACGCGCCTGCTGTCCTGTGAGGGTGGATTCACCCTGAGGACGCGGCTCCTCGACCAACGAGAGCGGGCTTCGCTGAGCTTTGCGAATTTGATCTATGACGATAGACGTCTGAGCTGTGTTTGGTGACCAGCTATTTGCCCACGCCTTATCTTTTAGTCCCCTCGTAACGAATCCAACGAGCGCATCATCCCACTTGTTTGCTAAGTCCGTGCTGTCCACCGAGAGGCCAGGAGCCATCTTGGCGAACCTGTCCATCATCTGATCGACCCCAACCTCTCTGTAGAAGGCGGCCCTGAATATGATCTTCTCTTGATCGGTGAGCGAATCCTCGAAGTCATCGAGCTCCTGATTGCCCTCATCTGTTTCACCCCTGAACACAGACCTCTCAAGAAGCCGTTTGAACTCGTTGTACTTTTCGTTTTCTAGCGCTCCTCCGATCAGCTGCATGACCAGAGACTTCTTCTGATCATTCTCGCTTGGTGCGACTGTCTCCGGCTGAACGGACGGTGCGGCCTGCTTGTTGAAGAGACCCTTGAGCTTCTTGATGCGGACCGTAGGAAACGCGGTGCCATCAGCGCTGACCCGATCGACACTGAATCCACCATCAGCAAGAGGCTTGAAGGTAAGTACGTCTCCAAGTGAAACGCCTGCCTTCTGGGCGAGCGTTGGAGTGGCTCTGGCGGCCTTGGTGCGACGAGTGGTAACTCCAGCATTGCTCACTCGAACGCTGACACTGCCATCAGGATTCTGTGAGACGCTGCCTCGGATGATCGTCTTACCAAGAACCTTGGCGGCCTCTTCACCGAACACGCTCTTGTCCAGAGAGGTGACATCTCCTGTGGCTAGTTCGGAACCATCACCGTAGGTGAGCTTTGCGGCTGCAGCTGCAAGCGGCTCAACCTTGGGCTGAGCAGGAGCAGGAGCAGTGGCGAGGGCGGCCGTCTGGTCGGGCGCGGCTTGCTCTGAGGGTTGAGCATTGGCTTGAGCGGAAAGCTCCTGATAGCGAGAGACCAAGCCTATCGCCTGACGAAGCTCAGGGATCGACTGGGACTGCCATCCATACTTTTGTCCGGCCTCGAAGATGGCCCTTGATCGAGCAGAGCGTGTCGGAAGGGCGTTTGCGGCGTTCAGCTCCGCCTCGTAGGCAGCAATATCAGACGGAAGTTTGACACGTAGAAGGCCAGGATTGTTTGGATCCCTTGCGAACTCCTGCTCCGCGATCGTCTGGCCAGCACGATAGGAATCGTCCTGCCAAGGCTGCGTCTGAGCAGCCGCTACTTCCGACCTTCCTGTGACATCTGCTGGAACTTGTCCTTCCCGTACTTCCGCCTGCCGATCCACGCGGCTAGGGCCTTGGGCTCCTTGACCCCCTTCTTGGACAGCTGGTTGACGAGCTTCTGGAACTTGGACTGCGGCTTCATTGATCTGTTGGAGTTGGAGTTGTTCTTGTGCGCGAAGATCTCGGAGGCGCTGGGCGACCTCTGGGCTCATTCCTAGGGTCCCCCTAGGTTCTTCAGCTATCGGCCTCATGGCGGCCCCGTAGCGGTTCTCCTGAGCGGCTTCCAGTGCTGCGAGTTCAGAGGTTGGGATCTGGGGTGGAGTCGGTTGCGGCCGACTCGGGCGACCACGCATGATCGCCTCATCGATTGGGCTCGTGATACCTTCCGGAGAAAGCACATCGCCCAAGCCAGATTCCAATCCGGAAACAGCAGGGACCAATCTCCGAGCCATTAAGCTGGTGACGCCCTCATCAGAAATGATGTCAGCTGTCCTTGCTCGCTCTGGCAGGTTGCTAATCGGACCAAGAGGAACGCCTTGAAGACGCGCGCCTCGGTCAACGGAACGAACAGCCAGCTGGTTCAGAAGATTCTGATAGGCCGTGTTGTACTGGCTCTCAGCCAACCTTCGGTTAGCAGCATCAATCCCAACCTCAACGCCTCCAACACCACCGCCAAGCAGGAACCCAGCAGCTGCGGACTCAGCAACGCCCTGCATGAGGGGGCGATTCGGATCGTACGGAGCTAGGCTGCTTGCGATCACGTTTTCGCCGAGCTGCTCGATCGACTCCTGAGCCGCTTCCCGAGCTCCAACTCCAGCCATCCTGCGGCCAGCACCCTTCGCCAACATGTCGAGCTCCTGCTGAAGGAGTCTTTGCTCTGCAGCAGCGGCAACCTCTGCCGCTGTCTTTCCTGCAACAGACTCAGTTGGCCGAAGGAGTCTTGATCCAAAGCGAGTTCCAGCGCCGAGTAGCCCTTCAGAGATTGCGGCAACAGGGAACCGAAGAGCCGCAGCCCTATTCGCTAGATCGGCCCGACCGGCCTTGATTGCATCTTCTGCTGCTTGCTCAGCTGAAGATCCGCCATACTGCAACATGCCTCCAACAGGCCCAGCGATCATCGACGCGGCGAACGTTGGAATCATTCCGCCAGCACTGGATGGGATTACGTCAGTAAAGAACTCTCCAGCGTACTTTGGATTGGGTTGGAACGCCTCACGCGCACCCTCTGTTATGGATCTTCCAGCCTGATAGACAGGGTTCTGCTGGATCTCGATCTCCCGCTGAACTGGTGTCAGTGCCGCTTTGCGCTGCTGTTCGGCATAGGCCGCCTGAGCCTGATCCATTTCTGGTATCGCGAGCCCCTGACCGCTCGGATCCATTCCAGCAAAATACGGAGCAAGGTTCTCAAGGGCCCTCCCGAGAAAACTCACAGCCCCACCAGTTCCAACACCACCGCCACGAAGAGCAGACTGGCCAGCTGAAGATAGACGTCCACGCTGAAGCGCTTCGTCCGAAACAAAGTCAGGAGTGCTTACAGGAAGTTGAGCCTCAGTGGCGAACTGTGCCTTCTGGTCCTGAAGACCAGCCCTCTTATTGAGGTAGCCGATGATGTCGGCGTCGGAGTAGCCAGCTTTTCTGGCACTTGGCGCATCAAATCCCTGAACGCCTGAGAGGAAGTTTGCGATTTCAGAATCGCTGTACCCAGCCTCCTTCGCTCCAGCCCAGTCGAATTGTGGCATGTCTGTTGGAGTTAGATCTAGCGAGACGGAACAATAGCTGTCTGGTTCGTCTTGAAGAAACGACCCATCCCGTTAGTTGGGAAACGACCCATCCAGTTAGTTTGGGATAAATCGTAACCAAACATAGCTGGCGTCTCTTCTGAAACATTTGCGGAAGCGAGCGGTTGAATGACTGCAGCTGGAATCCTATTTGATCCACTAGGCTTAGGAGAAACAGGTGCAGGTTTGCTTGGGGCTGCAGCGGTTCCAGGTAGATACAAAGGAGCAAGCTGTTGCTGAGCGTACAGCCTTGCCGCATCCTCGACAGTTAATCTCTGCTCAGCCATCAACTTCTGAATTGCATCAGTAGAAGGATCATTCGGATTCAACAAGCCAAACACAGCCCAAGGAGATGTGTCTGAAGCGTATTGATCAATGTACCTAGGCATTGCATTCAATACAGCAGTCCTATAAGCATTCCTATCTTCCTGCTGCTGGCTCAAATCAAACATTCTCTCCTCTGGAGTCTTATTAATGTTTGGATCAGAAAGCATCAGCTCGTATAGCTTCAGGCGATCAGCTGTAGTTCTATCGTACGGAAGGCTGGCAATCTCCTTTTGGGTGGTCAGCTGGCGGCCTCCGAGCTCGTAGTTCATTCGGGCAACATCAGCGGCAATCTGGTTCCTTGCGGCCACGTCTGCAGCCTGGGTTCCCGCCTGAAGACGGCTGACGTTTATCAATCCCTGTCGGTATTGGTTTGATCCTCCGATGTCCGAGGCCTGATTGCTTATCAAGCCCTCTCGGTATCGGTTCGATCCGCCAATGTCCAAGGCCTGATTCTCTAGGCCTTGTTTTCCGAGAGCGTATTGAACTCCGATTTGCTCCCTCTGAACTCCTGGTTGAGCGCCATAATACTGACCCATCCCCTCGTAATACTTAGCCCTGTTGCGAATATCCTCCATTTGGTTGGCGATAGTCCCCTTGTTGAGCTCGCTCTGAACATCTAGCTGGCGTCCCCCAAGACCAAGCTGGCCACGACGATACTCGTTCATGCCCATCACGTCCTGACCGCGAATGCCAAGCTCGCCCTGACGATAGCGATCCAACGCTTCGCCTTCGGTCCGGCGAATGTTGGTGTTCGCAACCGCATTCAGATAGTTGCGGTAGGCGTTTTGCTCTGCGGCGTCAGCAGCCTGCTGGCCGATTCGGTTCGCCATCAGAGAGTCCAGAGTCGATCCGTAAGTTGCCATAAATGTTTGGTGCTATTTGTGTCAGCGGCGGGCGAGGTAATAGGGGATCTGCGGCTGAGACTGAGACTGCATCAGAGAGTCCATCCACTGCGGATAGGCTTGCTGCTGATATCCAAATCCCTGATTCGGCATTCCATAGAACATTGGTGCGGACTGCTGTTGACGCTGATCTCCACCTAGGATTCCGCCGAACATTCCTTTGCCTCCGCCGCCGATCATGCCGCCGCTGTACAGAGACATGTACGTATCCAATGCGGAGTTGAGGCTCTGATCCACAGCACCTGCAGCAGCGGCCCACTTATTCCGGTTCTCCTTGAACCCAGCAAGGTTCGACCGAGCGACATCACTGAGTCCTCCAAGCTGCGAGATCTCACTGGCTCGAGACTGCTGAAGCGCCTGCAAAGGATTCAGCTCCATCTGTGCATAACCCAAAGGAATCTGGCTTCGGTAATCCATCAGTCCAAGCTGCTGAGCCACGTTAGCTCCGCGCTCAGTGGCAGCACCGGCCGCAGCCGGATTCAGTCCAGCGAATATCTGGCTGGCGATAGGAGCACCGAAAGCACCCAGATAGCTCGACCGCTGCTTGTCCATATAGCTACTGGAGGGGCGACCAGCGTAGCCAAGGCGAGAGGCGGCTGCCTTGTCGGCACGAGACATTCCACCGCCCATCTGGCCGAGAAGCTGATTCAGCGCAGCAAGGTCTCCAGCGCGAGTCCTCTCTCGATCGGACATGTAGCTGGACTGACGAAGACCACCAAGCAAACCTCCGATCTCACCTTCGGTCTGAGCTCCAAGACGGCGAGCCTGATTGATGGCCTCTCGATTTGCCTTCTCGTAGTCGCTCAGCGACTGGCCAGCTTGGGTGCGATACTGACCCATTCCGCCGATCGTGGTGTTGATCTCGCCCTGAAGCTCTGGACTGGTGTACACCCGCTCCATTTTTGGTGGACTGAACGCGTCGAGCACACCCCCAAGATTGAAGACTCCTGCCATAAGATTGATGTTTTACGTAGAGTTGATTGTTCTTCTATACCAAGTGCTAGTAATAGTCGCCATGCGATACCCGCATTCCAACGCTCATTTCGTTCAATGAGACGGCACCGCCAATGACAGGACCCTTGTTGGCGTCTGCGACCATGATGCGGAATCCGATCTGAGAACCAGTCCTGAAGAATGGGAATGTGGCCATCCGGTTGGGCCGCTTATTGGCAGCTATCAACGCAGCCTCAGCTTCGGTCGATAACCTGTCGATAGGACGAGGCGTACTGTCCTGCCAGATGAGCTGCCTAGGCTGTGCTCCATAGCCGATGTCGACATGCAGTTTTGCAGCATTCGCATCGACCACGTCAGGAGCATCGTACTCCACAGCGACACGCTGAACGGTCTTGTTCGTCGGAGAGCCAATATCCTGCGAGTCCGTCTGAAGAATCGTCACGTAACCACGATCCTCATACGACACAGAGTAGCTTCCAGGAGCAGCGTTGCAGGTCGATGTGGTCGGATGATCCGTATCGCTCCAAGCTGAGTAGGGATAGCCTCGATTGGCCTCTGAGGTGATGCAGATTTCGCGAGCGTAGTAGTCCGGATCGTACTCCTTCAGGCATTTGTCCTGAGCGGAGGCCATAATGAACTTGTACCCGTTCGAGCAAGGAGTGCAGTCCGGCTCTAGGCTTGGGTTCTGATCCGTAAGCTGACACAAAGATCCAGCTGAAGACGGAAGCTCTACGTTTTCGGTCTGGTTCCTGATGTAATCGAGGGTTTCGTTCTCGACGTAGATCTGAGGGTACGGATTTCCCTCCTTCACCATCAGGCTTCCGGCCGCTTTCGGGTCGCAGATACCAAGATCTGCAAGCCACCTGCGAACACTCACCTGATAGGTCGGCAGATGCGCGCAGAAAGCAGTGAATCCAGCGTCAACGATGCAGGATTTCTGGGTATCAAGCTGAAGAACCAAGGAGCGCGCTGGAACGATCTCATCATCAGCGCACCAAGACATCCAAACCTGACGATCCTGCTCGTTGTAGCCACCAACGACGTTGTAGCAGGCCTTCCGGTTCACCTTTCCATAGGAGCCAATCGTAGTGGACGGGATTCCACCAAGATATTCCGGACGAACACCATCATAGATGGCTCCAGAAGCCTTGAAGATCCAGTCGATGCGCTGAGGAGCCCTGTCCAGCTCGCCAAGGACGTACACAGTGTCCTCGCCAGCGTAGAGATGGATTGATCCAAGGTTGACCAACGAGTTCTCGAAGCGAAGAGCTGATGGTCCGCGATAGATTTCCCTGAAATTGAACACCTCATCGCCGCCAACGAGGTTCACATCGTAGATCGCCTTGTCGGTGTAGACCCTGAATTGCCCACCAATGGGCTCCATAGCCAGCACGCGCTCGTCTGCGCTCAGATCGATGTAGCCAGCCAAAGAATCTGGCAGCGGAGTGAAGCTCAGCGGGTCATTGAAGTCGCTCCAGTAGACGCGATTAACATTGGTCGTGCCCTCGGTGACCGTATTCCCAAGGAACATGAACCCGCGCCAAGCGCCAACCGTCTTGGCAATGGTGATGTCCAGCGCGATGAGGTCGTCTATCTTCGCCGCTGACTCCTCAAATCCAGAACCCCCAGCCCCTTCGTGGCTCCACCAGATCGGAGAGTCGACTCCGTTTGTGAAGATGGAAATCCCACCAATCTGAGCGAACTTCCAGCGAGTCTCAGCGACTCCAGCCTCAGGCCTCACGCCGCCAGCGTTGTCATAGATCACACGCCAGTTTCCATCCAGACCCGTATTGCAGAAGAGACGCGAGCGAGTGCCAGCAAGAAGGCGCGTGTCGCCATTCTCGCCACGCATATTTGCTAGAAATGTGATGTATTGGCTCACAACTCGTTAGTTGATGGTGAAAAAGATGCTGAAACAGTCGGCGCAATCACTGAGATCGTAGGACCTTCCAGATATGCAGCTGTGATGTTCCTAGCTAGCACAGTCGGAGCCTCGACAGTGATCGTTGGGGACTCTGCAGAAACCGATGCTGAAGCAGATCCATAGCCCTGAGGAGAGACAACAGTCACCACAGGGCCACTCAGAGAGATGGAGTTAGGAACTGGGAAAGTCGGAAGCTGATCGTGCAGGTCCTCGTTCATCGAGGCGCACAGAATCATCGAGTCGATGACAGCTCCGCCAACCGCAATGGCATCGATCTTCAGCTCGTGGCCTCTGACTGTGCATCGCAACGCACCGAATCGAGGCGGATTGTCCACGATCGAACCAGTTGTGCTCTGGTTAAAGTTGTATAGAGCCGCTCCGCCAATTCCAGCAACGACGTATGGGATACTCTTGTTGGTCCAGCGCTGGTAATTGTGGGCGTGACCATTGATGACGATGTCGGCACCCATCCCATCAAAGTCCCAATTTAATGCCGCGAATGAATACCCAGCTGTGCTGGAGAATGGCGGATGATGGAAGACAACCACCTTCAGCCTAGCCTCGCTTGAGGCCAGAGCGTCCCTCAGCCAAGTCCACTGGGCGCTGACTGGGTTGGTCTCAGTGTTGCCATCCGGCTCGAACATCGTCCCATCGCTGCGATAGCCAGAGCTGAGAACAAAGAAGCCGATGTCGCCTCGCTGGAACGTGTAGTAGTTCTTGTTGTTCTGGAACAGGCTGGGGAACTTACTTCGGAACCAAGCCCCAGTTCCATCGTTGTCGACGTCGTGATTGCCGATCGCTGGGTAGAACGACCCGCTTGAGACGAAATCTCCGTACTTCTGAAGCACCACCTCATCGAACCGATCGTTCGCGTAGGACATGTCTGTGGCGTTATCCGCTGTGTAGGCTGTCGAGTCTACTGTGACCAGTGTGGAATCAACAGTCAGAACTCTGGAGAGCCCGTAGACGTTGTCGCCAGCGGTTACAATAAACTCCGGACTCCAGCTTTTAACCAGTTCTGAGACAGCAATCTCGTTCGAGCTGCCAGTTCCATAGTCTGAAATGACAGCGAACACCTGCTCGTCCATCGGGCCGCTCAGGGCAAGACGCCTAAACCCGCCAAGTCGCCTCAGCTGGCCACGACTGTCTCCGATAGCGTTGATGACGAGCCGAAACGCGCCCTCCGCAGTCCGGCCAGAAGGGGATCTGAGATCCAGCTGGCCAGCGTTTAGAGCAATCGGAACATCCTTTAATGGCTGAAGGCGCTTCATGCCTGACGATCGGTCCGCATTATGTACCAAATTGCCATCGCCGGAGGCACGATGCTTACAGGGGTCAGAGTGGAGCTGCTGGTAGAATCAACAGCAATCGAGTTCGTGGTCGCCAGAGCGCCAGTAGAGCGAGCTGTGGTTCCACCTGCAGAAGCTCCGATTACAACGCTCTGAGGCCACGAGTTGCCATTAGGGTCAGTCCAAGGCCTCTGGTTGAATGTGAGGTCGTCGTCGTTAATTTGAGTCGGGTTCCATGTCCCTCCGAATCCATGATAGTGATCCTTGGTTGGAACATTCGCTTGGGTCAGAGTGACCGTTTCAGAGCCGAAGAAAGATCCATCAACCGATCTGCTGGTAAGGCCAGTTCCAGCACCACCACCGATGATGGAGCGACCACGAAGGTCAGGAGTATTATTGTCTCCATCGCAAAGCACCCAGAAAGGATTCCCATTGTCTGAATCATCACGACCAAGCCTCTCCACTGTGGACTTCACAGTCGATTCAGGAGCCTTGAGGTAGTAGGCCATGATGGTTCCAGGAGGAGGCAGGAACATCGCCTTGAATTCAGTGGTGGCCTCGCCGCTGACGTCATCGAAAGCCCAGTCAAACCACAGCTTCATCTTGCTGTTGAGACCAAGAAGGCTTGTAAGACGCTCGCAGAGGGACTGACCGTTCGATGCAAGTAGGAAGTCTGAGCCTGTTACCGGCGAACTCATTTCAGTGTCGTACGTTGTCAACCCCTCACCCGCAAGCCGGAGTCGCTTGCTTTGTAAAATGAAAAACCCCACGCCGATTGCTCAGCGTGAGGCGCGTCGAAGTGTATTTGACGATACTTATTCGGCCGCAGGCTTGGACTCGGAAACCTCAACCAGACGGTTGAAGGCAAGGATGGCTCCGCGACTGGCGATCAGATTGGTGTTCGCCTGCTGAAGCTGCTGGGTGAGCTGGTTGATCTGCTCCTCCAGCGCCTTGATGTTCTTCTCAACGAGTTCCCGCTCTTGCTGCACCGATTCGGTAGTAATTGCCATAGGTGTTTTACACTAGTGCCTCTCTCTGTCGTGGCAAGTTTTCTGTGTTTCAGGCGTTGCCTTGAAGCCAAGGCAGCGGAAGCACCACGATGGGCGGGTTGATAGCGTCGGCGATCTGCTGGTTCACAGCGGCCTCAGTGGCTTCTTTGTCGATGCCGGACGCCCACACCCAAGCCAGCACATCCTCTGGTTCCAAGTCCGCAAACGGGGTGAAGTTTGCGGGGTCGGCGGTGAACGATGCTGTGCCGTAGCACGTTCCGGTGTAGGTGTTGCCATTCGACTCTTGAGAGCCGTTGCAGCGCCAGGCTGCGGTGACAACAACGTTGGTTAGGTCGCCCACCGCGGGTTTGACCCATAGTTGTTCGATTATCCAGGTGTTCATGTTAATGCTTGTTTAGGTTACACTGCGGGGACGGCCTGTTTCCAGCTGCCGCCGGAACGGACGTACAAGATGTCATTGGTCGAGTCCCAGACCAGCGGGACGCGGCCAGAATAGGCTGCCGGATTACCTGTTGGCGTGCCAGCGCAGGACGGGATGTAGAGGAACCCGTTGGTCGCATTGGTGGCCAGGTCGGCCGTTCCGACCACGACATTGCCGTTGTTATCGACGCGTGCTCGCTCAGTTCCGTTCGTGACGACCCCGATAATGTCTACTCCGCCAGAGAACAGGCCGGTGTTCTGATCGGAGACGAACGAGATACCAGGAGAGGACGCGGTGCCGTCGGTGGCGCGGATCTGGTATCCGTTGCCCATGGTAAGGGCTCCGTCCAAAGTCCCGCCGCTACTGGGGAGAGCGTAGGTGGAGACGTTTCCGGAGTGGACCACCGTGTTCCAAGCGGTCGTGTAGAGTTTGAGCGCGTTTCCGGTGGAGTAGTACAGGTCACCAGCCGCACCAGTGGGATCCGCTGCGAGGCCGGTGAAGTTGAGCTGGCCGGCGGACTTGATGCGGAGGCGTTCGGTGTTGTTTGTCGAAAACGCTAGGTATCCATTGGTACGAACCACCTGAGACATGTTTGTCCCATCATGGAACAAGTATCCGCCTTCAGTATTTGAAATCGAAAAGTTGAGAATTGAGGACGTTCCGTTGATCGTGATGTTTCCGCGTCCTGCGCTCGAATTTAATGGAGATGATCCTCCGATAATTACATTCCTGTTCGCATCAATATACACCGCATCACTCCCGCCCACCGCCAGCGCGAGGGTGTCTGCCGCAGGGAAGTAGAGGCCGGTGTTTGTGTCACTTGATCGCGAAATGATAGGCAGAGAAGCACTCCCATTAGCTGAGACCAGAATTTGTCCTGCCGGATCAATCCGGAATCGTTCCGCTGAATTTACGTTGAATAGTAAAGGCTGATTGCCTGTGCTTGTGATTTGATTAAATCCTGTGGAACCGTTTGCTGTTATTGAAATGCCATTGTCTGAAGTGTCATAAAATCTCGCTATTTCACCATATCCAGATTTGACATGCAGTTTCGCAGCAGGCGTTGTCGTTCCCACGCCCAACCCAAGGTTGCCGGAGGAGTCCAGCGTGGCGCGGAGCGTGTTATTTGTTGCAAATACAATTGGATATGCGCTTTCGGTTGCAATTGCCAAAGAATACGGAACACCATATAAACGAGTTCCAGTCGAGCTGTCCGCT